TTTGTTGTAGAGATACCCTGGCCATTCGCGGATCGCTTGATCGAAGGCTTGCGTGATGTTTTCCGAGTGCATGAGCCTTTCACGCTCGTTGCCGTATTTCGTCTTGATCGTGGCGCAGGCTTGCCTTTCTGTGATGATGTCATAGTAGCTACTCTTCTGGTTGTTTACGATTGCTTCAAGACTTCCCCAGTTTACGTCTGACTGCCAAGCCAGTTTCTTTTCAGCTATCTTGCTGTAACCTGTTGGGGGAAAACGCTTGTAGGCTTTGTAGACACGAATCCTTTTGTTCTCACGTCCAGTATTGTTGCGTGACAAGTTCTCGGCAATTGTCCAAGCGTGATTTGCTGAACTGATTCGCGTATTTGGAGGATTCCCATTCTCGTCCAAAGTAAGCAAACTAAAGTTATCATTTCCAGTAGAGATAGGCATAGTTAGTAAACTTTAATTTCAGATTTCGCTTGCGTCAAAGGATTTTGTTCATTCGTTCTCTGCGTTTCCCACAAACCTTGCATCCCTTGGCTTTCCTCTCCAGCGTTGTCCCAGCCACCTTGTCAATTAGTCTCGCTGCCGAATGGATTACATTTGCTGTAACGTCACCAGATTGCATCCAACATCTGTCTGGTGGTTGTAATGCACAAATCTGTTGCTCTACTTGATACTCAAGATCATCTGGAATTGAGTAAGCATTAGATCGCATATCCTTCTTGATATTGTCGATCAAGTTGTTCCAAGTCGATCCATAAACAATCGCGGGGAACTCAAGCCCGTTAAATCGAGTTATCGTATAACGATAAACCCAACCCCCAACTGGCCCTCTATTTCGATCCTTTAATTTCATGCTTGTTGTAAAGATAGATTTATTGATATACTCCATGCATGTCAAGCTCGAAAACTATCAATCGCTATGGAATGGCATTCCCAGCAGATATGGATGATCTATCCATCGAACTATTCTGCTACTCAATTACTCGCGGCGAATACGGCAAACAATACTTCGTTAAGAATAACATTAGCCCAGATGACTTTAAGCTACTCTCCCCTTTCGAGCATTTCATCAAGGCAGTCCAATACCAATGGCCAACCGATGTAGCTATCAAGTCCCGTGGTTACATGAATACTCAGCTTATTAGAACGCTTGAAGAACTCTGCAATAACGATGACGTTGTTCTTGCTGGCGCGGCATCGATGGGAAAAAGCTTTCCAGTTGGTCTATGGATTCTTCTCGATTGGTGTTCCGCTCCCACCTGCACGTCATCATGGGTTGCTACCACCACTCTCGGCGCGGCTGAAGATCGTATCTGGGGTATCATCTCCAAGCTATGGAAGTCTGCCCGTGTCAAGATTGGTAATCTTATGGACTATCGCCACATGATTGTTTGGGGTGGCGGTGATGGTGGCGACCAAAAAGATTATCGGAATGCGATAAAAGCCCTAGCCTTTCCTCAAGGTAACGAAGGTCAGAAGGCTATTGATACCACCCGTGGTCGTAAGAATGATCGTATTCGTCTTGCTTTGGATGAGCTTCCCGAAATGGAGATGGGTGCGCTGGAGGCGCGGCACAACCTTCACTCCAACAACGATAAGGTCTTTATTGGTATCGGAAACCCTTCCTCTGGTGACAATCCTCACACTCGCTGGTGTATGCCAAAGGGTCAGTCAAACTTTGATGGCGTGAACCTCGACATGGAGAAGTGGGAAACTGAGACGGGTGTTTGTCTTTTCTACAACGGCATGAAGTCTCCGAACTTCCAAGCTCCTCCCAATGAGCCGAGTCCCTTCCCATTCCTTATGGATCGCCGCAAGCAGATGGATATTCTCAAGTCTTGTTATGGTGATGAGAAGTCTGTGGGGTATATGCGGAATGCTATCGGTTGGTGGCCGAAGTCTGGCTTTGCTCAAACGATCCTCACCGCTGATCTGATCCGTAACGCTGAAACAAACGAGGAACCATTATGGGACTCCGAAGGTATGACGAAGGTTGCGGGATTCGATACTGCCTTTACCGCTGGTGGTGATAGATGCGTGCTGACTATAGCTAAACTTGGCTATGTCCGTGGCACTCGTAACAAGGTGATGTTCACTGAGAAGCAGCACACCATCCAACTATCGGCGCGTGAGGCATCCGAGTTTGAGAACCAACTTGCTGAAGAAGTTGTTCGTATCTGCCGTGAACATGGTGTTCAACCACAGAAGTTTGGTATGGACGTTTCTGGTGATGGTGGTCGTGTAGGCCAAGCTATCATCAGAGAGTGGCTAAAGTATGATCAGAATGGACATAGTATTGTCCTAATCTCTTCAATGGGTAAACCTACTGATCGCATCGCGGCTGATGTTGATAAGCGTCCTTGCACAGAAGTCTATGATCGTCTCGTCTCTGAGTTCCACTACTCTGCCTATCATGGATTCAAGTCCCGTGTGATCTGGGGGATTGATTATACTTCTGAACTTGGGCGCGAACTATGCCTGCGTAGGTATGTCTTAAAGAACCGCAAGATCAGTATTGAGACGAAGAATGATTTCAAGTCCAGAATCGGTTACTCACCTGACTTGGCTGATAGCTTTGTTTATGCAATCGAAATGGCTCGGAAGAATGGACTCGTATTTATCGGAACCGATAGAGCAGTTCCAACCAATCGGTTCTGGGCTAAAGAAGATCGCTTAGTTGAAACAACTACAGAAGAATACTCTACGGATGACTGGGGCGAGGAGTGACCTTGTGGTTTAGAAGGAAGGTTTGCATTTAGATAAAATTAATAGTCATATCCAATTAAAGTGCAAAGTGCTACCCTGCCAGATGTTGGGTGGGTGATTTGAATTGGGCCACCTGATGGAAATGCAACAGTAAATTTATCGGACGTTCCATAATCACTTTGTTCAGCCAAAGTAGTTATTGTGTGACCAAGTGTGTTTGATGCACCTTGGATTAAATATGCACCACAAGCATTGTCGCTATTTTTGCCTTCTACTAAAAGCAGAAATGAACCTCTTGCGTTTGAAAGTTTAGCAACATCATAATATGTTCCTCCAGTTGTTATTTCAATGCTTGATTTTGTAATATAATCTCTGTTATCTGGACTTAATGCACAATCAATGTATTTATTTCTTCCAATAATTGCTCTATTACTTCCATTTACTACAGCATAACCAATGAATGTGTTGTTATCAACATAAGTATTGAAACTATCAATGTTCAAATTAATTGCTGTTAATAATCCAGAATCGTCCTTGAATGTATTATTTACAACAAGACTATCTTTTATTCTTGCTCCAGAGATACCACCATTAATAAATATATTTCCCTCAACAATTAATTTTTTAAGATCAGAATTATAATACGTCAAATATGTATTATTAAATGTGCAACCATTTAATTTTACAATTTCTGCGCCTCCTTGTTCATATCCAATACTGATTAATTTATCAACAACACAATTCTGTATTGTTACTGTTTCATCATTTTGGATTCCTGATCCGTTATATATCGATATGCAATTTGAAAATTGAGTATCTTTGAATTGTATATTGGAAATATTGCAAGATTTCTCAATTTGAAATGCTCCATCTGTTGAACCACTTTTTCCACAATTAATTATGTTGCCATTAGAAACAATGTTTCCAGCACTACTTCTGCACCAGATAGCTCTACCACAATCTTTTATTGTAAATCCATTTATTGTTGCAGAAACTCTTTCAGACGTTCCAATTCCAATAAGAAAGTTTTGTGCATAACAACCTTCCAAGTAAACAGAATGATCATCTGGATTTACTTGTTCTCCTTCAGACCAAAAACCAGCGTATGTTGATTGAGTCCCATTTTTTATTGCTGTGCAATTTATAAATTTTGTGTTCGGGGCATTATCCGAATCAAACGCATCAGCTTCGCAATCTTCTACTACACAATTAATAAATGTTGTTCTCTGTGCATTGTCTGCAGAAATAAATGGAGATGTGCCGTCAGGAGCATACGACCTCTGCCCACTCGCATAACAATCACGAACAGTATTATCGTAAGCAATCCTTGTTCCTCCAGCTACTCCAAGATTGCCAGCAACAATCATGCTTCCAAGTTCACCATTTAAAAAAGAGCATCTTTCTACTAAACAATTTATTGCTCCACCTAATCTTAATCCACCTTCAATGCTCCCATCTATTGCATCAATAGTCAAATCAGAAATAGTAACATTTGTTTTATCTAAAACAATAATAGTCCAACCCCTTCTACTTGGTAAGGCTGTAAATTTAGTTGATCCTTGACCTTCTCCAAAGAACATCATATTATCAGATGTAATATAAATATTATCAACAACATAAGTCCCAGATGGAACAAAAACTTTGCCCCCACTTTGTGAATCAATAGCCGCTTGAATGTCAGCAGTAGCATCGTATGTCGATGTTCCCGCTTTAATCGCGGCATGTTCAGAAGCAGGAATGAAATCCAACACATTGACCACATCCGCGAACCTTGTCACAAGATTGCGTGGAGTAGTTGTCCCCGTTGCCAAGAATGGCGTTGACTCATCAAAGGCTACGTTCTGCCAGAAGGTTCCGTTATACACTCGCATCACATTCGATGTCGTGTTGAAGTATAGCAGTCCTGCTACTAGAGGGTTGCCTTCGTTGTCTGTAGTGGGATCGGATGCCTTTGCTCCAAGGTAGTATCCAGCTTGTCCGAATAGCTCCCATGCGGAACCTGCCCATACATACATCTCACCATCCGTTGTGTTGAAGTAAAGCGCACCTTGGATTAGGGGATTACCTTCATTGTCAGTAGTTGGTGCTTCGGCTTTAGCTCCCAGATAGAGAGACTGAAACTCTTCAACTGTGGTTACAGCAGAAAGTGCTTGTCGAGCGTAGCTTGCGGTTTTGCTGGCAAGCGAGTTAATGGCATCATAGCTTGGGCCACACGGATTGCAGTTGGTAGAGCAGTTTCCCATAATCTTTATCGTTTACGATAATTCGTTTTAGTGTTTAGTGTCAAGCGTCATTTGGCTTCGTAGAGATCATATTCCGCTGGAAGTTTTTTATCATTATCTTGCGGCGGTTGCCAGATGCGTAGCCACCATGCGCCAGTTGGTTTCGGTGGTTTACCTGTCTCAATATGCCAGCCTCCGTATCCATCGCAGTATTCTTCCTTGTAGCCAGGTATCTTAACGTGTGTCTGTCTCTGCATCACTACCTTGTCTGCCATGTTCAACCTAATCCTCTCAACCGCTACCTGCCAGCTTTCGTGGACGTGTCCAGTAGCTACAATATCTGCGTCCGCTACATATACAGCTTGTCTATTTGTCTGGATGACACCGCGAGTTACTGGGCCACCACCACCGCTACCATGAAAATACCAGAGCAGCAATGATCCATTGCGGCGGTTGCCTATGGACATATTGAATCGAATGTAACCAGAGTATCCTCCGCGCCTAGCTATCCCTCCGTATGCTCGCATTCTTTCTGTAAGCCTCTCGGTGAGATCTGTTTCGTGATTCTTGTGGATTGCTGATTCGTGATTACCAACACCCCTCATTGTAATCAGTTCCTTGTATGGCTTCAGATAATCAGCGGCAGTATTGACTAGGCTATCCAAATACTGATTGTTCTGATGCTCTGGGCGTATATCTTTCTTGCTAGATCGACGATCATACTTTCCTTGCATAGCACAGAAGAAATCTCCGAAGTCTAAGATCGGCGCATTACGCTTCACCGCTTCATCCAAGTGACGCTTTAGTTTCTTCCTATCGCATTTCGGATTGTCCCAATGAACGTCCGATTGCAGTAGGAACCATTGCTCGTCTCCGCTGCCTTTGAGGTTGACATCGAAGATGTGGACATTTCTGCTTGCCTCGCGGAATGCCCATTTTGTTTTTTTCATGCGTGGTTTTTTAGTGCCTCAATTACCCGATTGTATTCAGTCGGATTGAGATCGTTTTTGCGGTTGGGACTCACAGTTCTATGATCTGTGATGTCGGTTATCGTAATCGATAATTTATTCATGCGTGGAACAAGATACTCAATCGCTGAGTTAATCATGTCCAAAGAAAGTGGTTCCATGTAGCTGTCTCCTTCAAACGCCAATCCCAATGCCCAGCTATTGAGATCATGCTTTCCTCTCCAGAATGATTTGCCAGCGTGCCATGTCCTCTGATTGTCAGATGCAAGGATTGTGCGCTCTCCGTCTCGTTTAATGATACAATGGTAGCTTACTTGGCTTTCTTTTCTTAAACACCAGTCCACACTACCAGCGTAGCTTCCACTCGTATGATGAAGCACAACCGCTGTTGGCGTAATCTCCCGATCCTTGTTGTAGTTCGGGGTCTGCCTATAGATTTCCTTGTATTGCTTTGGCTAGGTCACTT